GGTCGAAGCGCCTCATCAACATCACGGGTGATAACGCGCGGATCGACTCGTGGAAGGCCGCGTCGCTCGACATCTTCACGGACACGATTGAGATTGCGGTTGGGCATATTGCGGCGCAGACCCGCACGCCCCCGCATTACCTTGTGGCGAACAAGGGCATCTCGAATCTGTCGGGTGATGCGCTGAAGTCGGCTGAGATCGGTCTGAACAAGAAGGCTGGCGAGTTCATCACGTTCACTGACCCGCAACTGCGGGAGGTGCTGCGGCTTGTGGCGCTGGTGAAGGGCGACGCGAAGGCTGCGGAGGCTACTCGGCTGGCGAAGATCGTGTGGGAGTCGCCGGAGATCCGGTCTGAGGCTCAGCTTGCGGATGCTCTGCTGAAGAAGTCTCAGATGGGTTACCCGTTTGAATATCTGCTGGAGCTTGATGGGCGTTCGCCTGCTGAGATCCGCCGCATTATGAAGATGCGTCAAAAGGAACTCGACGAGGCGTTGGGTGCTGGGGTTCAGGCGGCGGTTCAGGGGGCCATTGATGACGGCTCTGACGAGGTTGGCGACGGACAGGCAGGCGCGACTAGCGTCGACGTCTGATACGGCGTCACGGCGGGTTCTGCGGTTGTGGAACCGGACCCGCGGTGGTGACTTGGACGCCGGGTGGGACGCTATCGCCCCGGACGTTGAGCGTGTGGTGACCGCGGCGCAGATCACCGCGGCCCGCCAGTCGACGGCGTATGTCCGTGAGGCTGGCGGTCTGCTCGGCGCTGACATGGAACCCGCGGCGATTGTTCCGGAGGCGTTCGGTGGGGCGACGCGTGAGGGGCGGTCTATCGCCCCGGAGTTGTTCACGGCTGTCACCACAACGAAGACCCTCATCGGGCAGGGTGTCGGGGTCGGTCAGGCGTTCCGGGCGGGCGCGTCGTACATGGCTGTCATGGCGGCGACGATCGTTCGAGATGCTGGGCGCAACGCGGATCAGTCGTTGGCTGTGGGGCGTGGTTCCCGGTTCTCGGTGCGGGTCATCCAGCCGGGCGCGTGCTCGAGGTGCGCGATTCTCGCGGGGGTGACGGGTTATCGGGTCGACTTCGACCGGCACCCAGGGTGCAGATGTACGTCGCTGGCGTTGTACGACGATGAGTCCCCAGAGGGGTTCTTCCGGTCGCCAGACGACTACTTCGAGTCGCTGTCGGAGTCCGAGCAGGATCGGGTGTTCACGAAGGCTGGGGCTGAGGCGATCCGGTTGGGCGCGGACCCGGCGAAGGTTGTCAATGCGCGCCGTGGCGCGTACACGTACGCGAAGAAGCATCCTGACGGCACGTTCGGCCCTTCCAGGCTGCGGCCTATCCAGATCGGTACGAGCGCGGACGGCAAGCCGCTGATGGTGTACGCCACCACGGAGGGAACGTCCGCGCGTGGCGCCTGGGGCCGTAACCAGATCCTCGACGTGCGGCGCGCGGGCGACCGTTACCGGCGCACGTCGACACTGCGGTTGATGCCGGAGCAGATCATGTCGATGGCTTCGACGCCTGAGCGTGCCCGCGAACTGTTGCAGCGGTACGGCTACCTCTACTGAGTTTCCCGCGTGAAGCGGGCGAATCACCCCGCATGGGGTGGCAAGGAGTCCCGTGACGGGGCTCCTTTTTCTATCCCATCAATAGGAGTGATTCCGCATGTCAGAAAGCGAATCCGTTGAGACGACGGACACAGAACAGGACGCGGTCGAATCCGACGCCACCACCTCCGACACCTCCGGTGAAGAAGAGGGTACGGAAACGGAAGATCCCACCGCAGGACTGAAGAAGGCTCTTGCGGCCGAACGTAAGGCGCACCGAGAAGCAGCGAGGAAGCTCTCTGCTCTTGAAGCGGCCCGTGCGGACGCGGACAAGGAACCTGCTGAACAGGCTCTCGAGCAGGCCCGGCGTGAGGCGCGGGAGGAAGCCCAGACGGCTTTCAACCAGCGACTCGTGCAGGCCGAACTCAAGGCCGCTATCGCGGGCAAGGTGTCTGACACCGCGCTCGCACTGAAGGTCATCGACGCGTCAGTGATTGACGTCGGTGACGACGGTGAGGTTGACCCGCAGTCCGTGACGGATGCGATCGAAGCCGCCCTGAAGGACTACCCGGTACTGAAGCCCGTCGACTCGAAGAAGTTCGGCGGGACTGCGGATCAGGGGACCAAGGGCAAGGCGACGCGACCTCAGCAACTCACTCGTGAAGACATCAAGTCCCTCACCCCGGAACAGGTCGTAGCCGCTGAAGCAGCGGGCCAACTCGACACGCTCCTGGGGCGTTAGGGCACCTACCTAGAAAGAGGCTGAAATGGCTATTGCCAACTTCGTCCCGGAGATTTGGACTCCGAAGATCCTCGTGTCGCTTCGCAAGAAGGCGGTCGCGGGTCAGCTCGTCAATCGTGACTACGAGGGCGAGATCAAGCGTGCCGGCGATCAGGTGAACATCACCTCGATCAACGACGTGACGATCGGTACCTACACGAAGCACACCGACATCACGGTTGAGGACATCGACGACGCCACGCGCGCGCTGATTATCGACCAGTCGAAGTACTTCGCGTTCGAGCTCGACGACATCGAGCGTGCACAGTCGGTCAACGGTGGTGCGGTGCTGAACCAGGCACTCGACAACGCGACCTACCAGCTGCGTGACACTGCTGACGCGTTCCTGCTCGATGCGATGAACGACGCGATCCAGGGCACCGGCAACGACCTTGGAACCAAGGCGATCCACACGACTGCGCAGAACCTGTACGACGCGTTCGTGGACCTCGCGGTCACGCTCGACGAGGACAACGTTCCCGAGGAGGGTCGCTGGGCTGTTGTGTCGCCGTCGCTTCACGGTCGTCTGCTGAAGCTGCCGACGTTCATCACCCCTGGTGACCAGGCTGCACCGCTCGCGCGTGCGAACGGCTACATCGGTTCGATCGCCGGCCTCCAGCTGTACAAGTCGAACAACCTCCCCGCTGTCACTGACGTGGCTGCGACGGGTGGTATCGCGATCGCCGGTCACAACATGGCGACCACGTTCGCGGAGCAGATCGTTTCCGTCGAGGCGTTCCGTCTCGAGAAGCGGTTCGCTGACGGCCTCAAGGGCCTGCACGTCTACGGCGCGAAGGTGGTCCGTCCGACCGCTCTTGCCGTGGTCGAGTTCGACGCCACCGCGTAAGTCATCTAGGAGGTCATCGTGGTTGCGTTCACCAACTCTGACGCTGTCGCCGCTCGTCTGAACCGTACTTTTTCGAGTGCGGAGGATGAGTGGGTCACCACACTGTTGGTGGACGCTTCCGCGTACCTTCGGTCGGTTATCGGGCAGGACGTTTACCCGACGACCACTTCGACGTTCACGGCATGGCCGGATGCTGGGCGGGTTGATCTGCCTCAGTATCCGGTCGTGTCTGTGGATGCGGTTGAGCGGGATGCGGTGGCGGTGGATTACACGTACCGCCCCGGATATTTGACGGTGGATTGTGATGACCCGGTGGATGTGACGTTCACGTGGGGTGTTGCTTCGGCGCCGCCTGTGCTGGTGTCGTTTTCCGCTGTTCTTGTGTCGCAGGCGATCCTTGCTGTTGAGACGGGGACGGGGCTCACGTTTGGTGGGCTGTCGTCGGTTGCGCTTGACGACTTCCGGGCCGCGTTTGCTGATGGTGGCACCGGGTCGGGGATGGTGCTTCCGGAGCCGCAGCAGGCTCTTATCCGCCGCCAGTTCGGTCGTGGTGATGTGACGGTGGTGGAGACCCGGTGAGCATCCTCGGCCCGGGCAGGAACTTCGCTGAGGCGCGGATGACTGACACGGTCCTCATCACCCGCGAAACGGAGCCGGTCTTCGATGAGGAGACGGGCACCTACACACCAACCACGGTGACTGTCTACAACGGGCCGGCCCGCCTGAAGCTCTCCTCGAGCGTTGTCGGTTCGGTGGATGCACAGGGGCAGAACCTCGCAGCGCAGACGCCGCGCCTGGACCTTCCTGTCGCGACGTCGGGTGGTGTGCAGGTGAACGACTCGGTCGAGATCACGGCTTCCGTGAATGATCCGGCGAGTGTGGGCCTGCGGCTGAATATCGAGGGCGTGTTCTTCCAGACCGATGCGACGGCTCGACGTTTCCCGGTGGAGGTGCAGTCGTGACGACCTTTGATTTCTCGGAGCTGTCGAAGCTTGCTGCGGATCTCGGTGAGGTGCCGGCGAAGGTCACCGCCAATGTCAAGAAGGCGGTGGAGGTTACCGCACGTCACGTGAAGGACGATTGGCGCGACCCGCTGAAGCAGTCTGAGCGTATCCCGCGCGGTGCACAGTCGGTGAGCTACGACGTCGGTGTTGGCTCGGACGGTATCACGGCGGAGATTGGCCCGGAGATCGGTGGCCCTGGCGCTCTTGTCGGAATGCTCGAGTACGGCACGCCGACGACTCCGCCGACTGGTTACGGGCACGGGGCGTTGCAGAAGAATGAGGCCGACTTCATCAAGGGTCTCGAGATCGCGGCGGGGGACATCCTGTGAGCGCCGCTGGTGATGCGGCTGTCCTTGCGCGCCTCCGGTCTGATTCGCAGCTCGCGAACGCGATCTATGAGGGCACGGTGACGAACCCTCCCGCACGTTACGCGTCCGTGTTCGCGCCTCTCGGTGCTGATACTTCGGATCGGCTGGGTGGCCCGTCGAACGTGAACGACACGACGTACACCATTCACAGTGTCGCGACGACGGTTGAGCAGGCCAAGTGGGTGGGGCGTCGCGTTGTCGGTCTGCTGACGGACTACGTCATCCCCGGTGTCGGCCGGCTCACACACCCCGTGTCCCTGCCTCCCCGGCTGGACAAGGAAGCGAATCCGCCCTTGTACTACCTTGTGGATCAGTTCGACTTGACCCACTCGTAATGTCGGAGGCTCCTGAGAGAATGGGGTAGAGGAAACCCCCGCGTGGACTGGCATCCACCGGGGGCGTGACCAACTCGGTTAGGGAGTTGATGTGGCCTATCGTACCTGCCCCCGCTGTCATCAGGCAAAGCCTGACTGGGGGAGTCAAAGCTACTGCCGTGAATGCTTCCGGGAATACAAGGCCGAACGCCGCCGCAAGGCTGTAGCCGCTTCCCCCGAGCGTGCATGCGTGATCTGCGGGACCGGGTTCCGGTCGCTGCACCACCTCAAACTCTCCTGCTCCAAGGCGTGCGCGCGGGAACGTGAGCGTCGCCTGATCGGTGTTACCGCCATACCCACGGAACCCATTACCTGCCCGGTGTGCTCAACGCGGTTCACCATGCGGAACAGCAACCACATCTACTGCTCCAGTGGTTGCACGATGATCGCTCACGGAAAGTGGAGCGGAAACCCGAGGGTCCGGTTCACTGCCGAGGAACGCGAAGCCAGCCGCAGGAAGGCGCGAGCAAAGTGGATCGCGGCGAATCCCGACTACGTTCCGGTGCCCGCTAGTCCCGATGTGCGCAGAGAGAGCGTACGCCGATACCGCGCCAGGAAACGCGCCGCCCCGACGACCGCCTTCTCGGCGGCGGACGTTGAGTCGAAGCTCGGCTACTGGGGAAACCTCTGTTGGATGTGCGGGGCTCGGGCCACCTCTCTAGACCATGTGAAGCCGCTCGCGAAGGGCGGGCCTCACATGCTCGCCAACTTTCGACCGGCATGTGGCCGTTGCAACTCCTCCAAGTCGAACCGATGGTTCGGCGTGAGCGGCCTGCACCGCTTCATCCGCTCGACATAGACCCTCCTGGTTTCTCCCGGGAGGCATCCGATAACCCCGGAAGCCGGGGAGAAGAAAGGACAGAACATGGTAGATGTGGCCGACGTAGTCCCGGCAGCCATCAACATCAAGGGCAACCTTGTCATCTGGTGGGTCGACGAGATCGCTGACCTCGAAGAGCCGACTGATGATGAGATCGGCGCCGGAACGCGTATCACGCACTCGTTCACGCCTGGCGGTTTCGCGCTTGACGCGGATCAGGTGGTGGACACGGACTCCCGGCTGGGACTCGAGGTTGACCTTGAGGCGCTGGGTATCCGTACTGACACGCTTGGGATGCTCGAGTACATGGACTCGGTCACCGCGACTTCGGCGGCTGTTGTCCTCAAGCCGACGCCGCCCGCCACACAGAAGTCGGGCTACTTCGTCATCCGCCCGAACGTGCCGAACAGCACGCTTGTCGCGGCGGCGCAGAAGGTGCGCACGGTTCCGGTGACGCTGGGTTCGCAGATTTTCCCGGTCACCCCTGATGGGAAGTTCCACATCAAGCAGCGCGCTTCGATCACTGGCCCCATCGTCGAGGGTGTCGTCGCAGCGGGCGTTTGATCCATCTCCTGACCCTGGGGTTCTCACCGTGCCCCAGGGTCAGGTTCCACCCTCCACGGTGAAGTAAACGGTGAACAGAATGAACTTCAAGGAACAGTTGGCCGCAGCTCGTGCCGCACGGCCATTCAAGGATGTTGTGGTTGTTCTCGACGGCGCCGTGTCTGCTGAGCGTGAGCGGCTGGAGCAGGAACTTGCCGCGGTAGACACCAGCGATGCCCGCATGGGTGTTGAGGCGCCGGCTGAGGAGATCCAGCGTCAGATTGATGAGCTCGTGGAACAGTCTTCAGACTCGCTCCTGACTATCCGCCTGACGCGTCTCCCGGGGCGCGACTGGTCGAATCTGACGTCGAAGTGCCAGGTGCGGCCCGACGTTCCGATTGACCGTCACTACGGGTACAACTACGACGCCGCCTGTGAAGCCGCAGCACGATACCGGGACACGTCAAACGGGGCGTACGGTGCACGGCTGGAGGACGGCGAACCCGTCGACATCAGCGACGACGAGTGGGGTGACCTGTTCGACGTCCTGTCCGGTAGCGACATCGGCAAGATTCGTGACGCTGTGTGGTCGCTGAACGAGTACGAACCGCAGGAACGACTCAACGCACTGGTAAAAGGCTCCGGGGCAGCGTCGCGCTCCGTCAGCAAGTAGCTTTCGCCGCGCGCTCCGGGATCGCCCCACGGCGACTCTGGGGGTGGGAGCCACGAACGTTCTACGAGTACGACGACGACGGCCGCATGGTCTCGTCAGTCGTCGAACCTGAGTGGGACGAAGACCAGCTAGACCTTGTCATGGCGGAACAGATGGTCCGCAACCTGACCGGACCAAACGGCGAATGGATGCCGGAAGCGACGTCGGATGACGCTGACCCGATGTCGTATTCCGGTATGCGGTACATCGCTAATGGGCCGTTCACGAACTGGGCTGAGAAGGAACGCCTGGACGCGCTCGACGCGCACCGCAAGGCGATGGGTGAGGGCGCGAACCTGAACGGTGTGTACTTCACCGCCGACAAGTTCGAGTACTAGAACTCGTCGGCATATTCGTCGCAGTAGGCGACTGATGCGGCCCCGGCGACACGGCCAGCTTCGGCGGCTGTCATCCCCGTCTCCTTGGCGATGCGGATGAACTCGGTGAGCCCTGCCTCAAATCCGCGGTCTTCGAGGATGTCGCAGACCTGACGGCCCAGTTTCGTCAGGTCTGCGGCGCCCGCGTCGGCTAGCGCCGGCACCTCACGGACGACGGACACGTAGGCGTCATCGACGCTGGGCGCGGCGCATCCCGTAAGTAGCAGCACAGGTAACAACACGGCGAGGACGCGCTTCATGGCGCTGACTCTACAACTCAAGACCGATCTAGCGGAGGTGCATCTTGGCCGACCGCCAGACGAAGGTCACGCTCATCGCAGCCGTCAACGGCTACATCACGGACATGAAGCGGGCTCAGGACGCCACTGAGAAGGTTGGCGACGAGGCTGCTAAGTCTGCGGCGAAGCTTGAGAAGCAGCATCAGGCGATGACTGAGGTTGGCGCTGGTATTGCTGCGATCGGTGCGGTTGCTGCGGTGGCGTTCGGTCTCGCCGTGGCGAAGTTTGCCGAGTTCGACCAGGCGATGTCGAACGTGCAGGCGGCGACGCAGGAGTCTGCCGAGAACATGAGCCTGCTGCGTGATGCTGCGCTCGAGGCTGGGGCTTCGACGGTGTTCTCTGCCACTGAGGCGGCGAACGCGATTGAGGAGCTGGGTAAGGCCGGTCTGACGACTGAGCAGATCCTTGGTGGCGGCCTGACGGGTGCGTTGGATCTTGCTGCGGCTGGTCAGCTTGAGGTTGCGGACGCTGCGGGTATCGCTGCTATCGCGTTGAAGCAGTTCAACCTTGAGGGTGAAGACATCCCTCATGTGGCGGATCTGCTTGCGGCTGGTGCGGGCAAGGCTGTCGGTGACGTGAAGGATCTGTCTGACGCGCTCGGGCAGGTTGGTCTGGTTGCGAACGGTGCGAACCAGTCCATTGAGGACACGACTGGTGTGCTGGCTGCGTTCGCGGACGCCGGTCTGCTGGGTTCGGATGCGGGTACGTCGCTGAAGGCTGCGCTGATTGCGCTCCAGGCGCCCACTGAGAAGGCCCGCGGGATCATGGAGGAGTACAACCTTTCCTTCTATGACACCAACGGGCAGATGCTCGCGTTCGATGAGATCGCCGGCCAGTTGGATGAGAACCTTGGTTCGCTGACGGATGAGACCCGTAACGCGGCTCTGGCTCAGATTTTCGGCAATGACGCGTTGCGTGTTGCGAACGTTCTGTACGACGAGGGTGCTGATGGCATTCGGAAGTACATCGACCAGACGAACGACTCTGGTTACGCGGCGAAGGTTGCCGCTGACCGTCTGAACAACCTGACCGGTGATGTGGAGAAGCTGGGCGGCGCGATCGAGACGGCGCTCATCAAGTCGGGGTCTGGTGTCAACGACCTTCTCCGGGGGGTCACGCAGGGTGCGACGGGCATTGTCGACGCGATCGGCAGCATCCCCGAGCCCGTTCTCGGTGTTGCCACCCAAATCACCGGAATCGTGGCCGCGGTCGGCCTCGCCGGCGGAGCGGCACTCCTCGCCATTCCCAAGATCGCCCAGTTCAAGTCGTCGCTTGCCACCCTGAATATCTCGGGTGCGTCTGCGGCTAGGGGTATCGGTCTTGCGACTGGTGCACTGGCCCTTGCAGGTACGGCGTTCTCGATCTGGGCGCAGCGGCAGGCTGAGGCCACCGCTACCGCATCGGAGTTCGAGGAGTCGCTCGACAAGACGACCGGTGCTGTCACTGACTACACGCGGGAACTGGTCGCGAAGAAGCTTGCTGAGCAGGGCGCTTTCGACGGTGCGAAGAACGCTGGTATCTCGCAGAAGGAGCTCACTGACGCGATTCTTGAGGGCGGCGACGCTGTCGAGGATCTGCGGCAGAAGCTCTACGACTACGCCAACGGGAACCCGTTTGACCCGTCGATCGCTAACTCGGTGAACACGGTCAACGACTTGTCTGCGGGTCTGGAGCGTGCTGACAAGAACCTGGAGGACCAGGCGGCTGCGGCTGAGACTTCAGCGGACAAGACAACCGATGCGGCGACCGCGTATGAGGAGGCCGCGGACAAGGCGTCCGAGCTTGAGTCGAACCTGCGCGAGCTGATCGACACGATCAACGAGGCGAACGGAATCGGTCAGGATGCGGTGACGTCTAACGCGGCGTACCAGTCTGCGCTTGCTGGGATCTCCGATGAGGTGGACCGGCAGAAGGAAGCGTTCATCGACTTGCAGAAGAAGGCGTTCGAGGATGCTAACGGCACCCTGGATGGTTTCGTTGGGACACTGGACGGGTTCGTTCTGTCGTTGGATGAGACGACTGAGGCGGGGTCGGCGAACGCGGCGATGCTCGCGGATGTGGCGAGCAAGGCACAGGACGCCGCCCTCGCACAGTTCGAGGTTGACTCGGCCACCCTGGGTGCTGACGAGGCGACTGCCATCTACCTCGACACTCTCGCGAAGCAGCGACAAGCCTTCATCGACTCCGCTACAGAGGCCGGGTACAACGCCGAAGAGGTTCAGGCGCTTGCCGACACGGTGTTCGCGTTGCCCGATGAGAAGGAAATGAAGGTAATCGCCGATACCGCGGCGGCGGCTACGACGATCGACGACTTCATGAACCGGTACGGGACTCTGAAGGGTTCGATTGTGTACCGGGCGACGCGTGAGGGCGCGGCTGGTGACGGTACTGCGGGTGGTTTCGCGGACGGTGGAGAGATCCCGGGACGCCCGTCACGTAAGGACAACGTTCTGATCCATGCGGCTACCGGCGAGTTCGTTGTCAACACGGAGGCGGCTCAGCGGAACAAGGCGCTGCTGCATTACATCAACAGTGGTGGTCGTATCCGTGGGTATGCGGATGGTGGTGAGGTTCAGCCTCAGTACGCCGCGCCGATGCCCCGGTGGGCGTCCGGTGGTGGCGGTGGTGGGGCGAGTGTCAACGTCACGCAGAACATTGCCCCGCCGCCGAATGTGGACCCGATTCTGATTGGGCGGGCTGCGGCTCACACCCTCGAGTTCGAGCTCCGGAGGAGTGCCTGATGGCGAACATTGAGGCGACGCTCGGCGGGTTGACGTTTGTTGGGCATGAGGGGCCGGCGACGTACACGATTGCGGCGGATGGGCTGAAGGGCTGGTTTGTGGGCGGCACGTCGATGCGACGTGAGTATGTTGACCGCCCCAACCAGCCCGGTCAGTTCGCCACTCCCGGGTACTTGTCTGGGCGGCTTGTGGAGATCACCGGGAAGGTTCTGGTGGATGACGACCCGGTGGCGTTTGAGGATGCGTTGGATGCGTTGGATGCGCTGCTCGAGGACGGCGGTTCGGACACTTTGACGGTGACGACTCCGAAGGGTGCGAAGACGGCAACGGTGTTCCGGTATGGGGAGCCGCAGTTGCGGATTCTCGTGTATGGGTCGGTTGCTGAGTATCAGATCCAGTTGTGGGCGCCTGACCCGGAGAAGGTGGTTGTTCCGTGACTTGGACGTACTGGTTCTGTGACACGCTCACCGGGGAGAAGCAGCTTGAGGTTGAGCCGGCGCGGGGTTCGTGGTCGCGCCGGCTGAATGTGACCCAGTCGGGCTCGCATGTGTTCTCGTTGGGTGACCGTCTTCACACGCGGGCTACGTGGCGTGCGCTCACGGAGACGTGGAACCGGGTGCTGGTGCAGTGCTGGGACGACGTTCCGGTGTATGCGGGTGTTGTGACGGGGCGCCCGTATGACCGTGACACACAAATGTTGACGGTGCAGCACACGGATATTCGGTCGTGGTTTTCGTACCGGTATCCGTTTGGTGTGGCGGGGTATTCGGATGTGTCGTTGGTTCCGGGGAATCTGACGATCACGAGTAAGTCGTTGGTGTCCGCGGTGGGTCTCGTGCTCGACGCTGGCCTCAAGGGGCCGATCGGTGCCCCGTACGCCATCTACCCGCTCCCTATCGTGTTGCCGTCGCTGGTGGAGTCCGGGTCGTTCTCTGCGGTGTATGAGAACTACAACTTCCAGCGGGTCGCGGACATTCTTGACGACCTTCAGGGGTTGGATGGCGGGCCGGACGTGGAGTTCGTTCCGCAATGGTCGGGCACTGACACGCTCGAGTGGGTGACGCGGGCTGGCACGTTGACCGGTGGCACGTTCGACTTCGACCTGACTGCCGCGGATTCGCCGGTGTCGTCGTACAAGTCGTCTGAGGACGGGTTGAAGCAGGTCACGGGTGTGTTCGGCATCGGTCAGGGCTACGGGTTGACGATGGCTGTGGGTGGCACGGCGAACGCTCTGCCGTATGTGATTCCGGCTCGGGACACGACGTATCCGGTGAAGATGGCTGCGACGCCTGGTGCGGCTGGGGATCTTGCGTTTGCGCGGGTCCAGAAGTACAAGTACGCGACGGTTCAGCCGGAGCTCACTGTGCTGGCGACTGAGGTGTCTCCCACGGATCTTGTGCTCGGTTCCACGATTACGGTGACTGATTCGGATGACCCGTTCCTGCTTGATGGGCCTACTGATTTCCGGCTGATCGGGTTGTCGGGTGGGGTTGGCGATTCTTTGACGCTCACTATCGAGGAGGCGTTTGTCTGATGGTTGCTATCGACAATCCTGGTAGTGAGATGGCTGACCTGATGCGTCGTGTCCGGTTTTTGGAGACGCAGTCGGGTGCGGATGGTGCCGGGTTCGGTGGTGGCACGGACGGTTCGCATGAGGGTACTGGTGGGTCGGCTTCTTTGCAGATCGGTCAGCTCGCGAGCGCTTCCGCGAACCTCTCTATCGCACTCGGGTACGGGACGGCTGCGACCGCTCAGGGCACGACGGTGGTGGGTGCTTCCGCTCAGGCGTGGGCGATCGACAGTACGGCGATCGGTCGGGGGGCGCTGGCGTCTCACGATAGTTCTACTGCGCTCGGGCGTGGTGCTGATGCGATCCACAACTACAGCACCGCGATTGGTTATAACGCTACGACGACCGCTGCGGATGAGATCAGGTTGGGTACGGCGGCGAATGTCGTTTCTGTGCCGGGTACGTTCTCGAACCCGTCCGCTCGCCGCTTGAAGCAGAACATCGTCCCGGCTCCGGACCTGTCGTCGATTTTCCCGGAGCTTGTCGAGTACGAGTACATCGACGCGGCTGGTCGACGCCGGCTCGGGTATATCGCGGATGACCTTGTGGGTACGGATGCGGAACGGTTCGTGACGTTCGACGACGAGGGGCGCCCGGCCGGGATCGACTACCTGGGGTTGCTGGTCGTGCAGAACGCGCAGTTGCAGGCACGGCTTACCGTGCTCGAGAACTTGATTGAGGGGCTGACGAATGGCTGATCTTGACCTGTCTCCGGGCGTGCTGAATATCAGCGGGTTCCGCCGCGAGGACACCGTTTCGTTCCAGTGGACGGCCACAGAGGAGGGCGTTCCCGTCGTGCTTCCGACCACGGGGTGGGAAGCACAGATCCGCACGGTCGCGGGCAACTCTGAAGACCCACCGCTCGCGAACATCACGGTTGATTCTTCGGACGCGGACACGGGTGTGTTCCGGTTCTCGATCGCATCGTCAGTCACGGTGGACCTGCCTGATCTGTGCTTCTGGGACTTGCAGCACACGCCCACTGAGCGCACGTGGGTTGCGGGCAAGATCAAGCCGAAGGATCAGGTGACACAGTGAGTGACATCACGGTCGAGGTTGTTGCTGCCCCGTCTATTGAGGTGACGGTTACGCAGGCTGGCGCGCCGGGTATGTCGGCGTATCAGCACGCGGTGGCCAACGGGTTCGTCGGTACCGAGGCTGAGTGGCTTGAGTCCCTTGAGGGTGAGCCCGGGCCGGCTGGTCCGTCTGCGGTCTCCGCGGATGACGGCAACATTGCGATCCTTGGTTCTGATGACCTGATCTTTGTGCCGGAGTCGGGTGGTGGCGGGGCGGTTGATTCCGTCGCTGGCAAGACCGGTGTTGTGGTTCTTGAGAAGGCTGATGTTGGTCTCGGGAATGTGGACAACACTGCGGATGCGGATAAGCCTGTCAGCACGGCCACGGCGACCGCTCTGGGCGGTAAGTCGAACACGGGGCACACTCACGCGCAGGCCGACGTTACGGGGCTTACATCGGCGCTGAGCGCGAAGGCTGACGCGGCCTCGGTGACGACTGCGCTGGCGGGCAAGTCTGACGTCGGGCACACGCACGCCCAGTCTGATGTGACGGGGCTGACTGCGGCTCTGGCGGGGAAGTCGGACACCGGGCACACGCACACAGCATCCAATGTGACGGACTTCAACACGGCTGCGGATGCTCGCGTCGCGGCGGGCATCATCGTGGCTGGTACTGCGAACAACCCACACACAACGCAGGGCGCCGCACGCAACAGTGCGCTTCCGAAGAACTTCTGGCAGTACACGGGCACCGAGGGTGTCGATGACCCGACGAACGCGATCTTGGGCGACGAATGGATTAGCGCATGACGTATTGGGAAGAGACGATCCCCGCCGACGCGAACCCGGGGCCGCTGGTTCACACCGCACTCGCGACGAAACTGCTTGCGGACGGGTGGACGCTCGAAGACACGGTTGTGATCTCGACGCGCACGCACAAGGTATACAAGTCTGCCGCCGCGGGGAACACCTACGGGCTCGACTGGTTCCTTGACATCTCGTACCCGACAACGGGCATCGCGACGGGTGTCATGCTGGCGCCGTTCGAGGGGTACACGGCCGCGTCGGATGTCGCCACACGGGGCGCCTACAGCGCGACGAGCTCGACACTTGACGGCACCACCTATTCACGGTTCGGCGCGGCGACATCTGCGCTGGAGACAAACTGGGTGAATAGCAGTGCCTACACGGCTATGGTAACGCCGCTGTCGACGTCTGCGTTTGTCATCAACGCATCCGTCACCCGTGACCGGGCGATTCTCCTCTCGAGCACTGAGCCGAGTGAGGTTTCGTACTGCGGGTTCTTCACCCCCACGAGTGCGCATGTCGCGCACGCTGGAGCCGCGCTCTTCCCGCTTATCACGACCCGCCTGAATGGTTCCTCGGATCGGGTGGCTGCATCTTCGTCCGCTGGTGTCTCCGCCGCCCTCACCCGAGTTCCGAAGGCGTCGGCTATCGCTTGGGCTACGCATTGCGTCGTCGGCCCGAACACCATGCGGATGAACGGCCGCATCGGCGGCGCAGTGGCGGAAGGTGATAATCAGATCACGACCGTGCCGTACCTCGTTGGTATGGGTGCCACCTCGTGGTCCGCGGGGACAACCCAGATCGGTGAACTCGACGGGGTGCAGTGTGGGTGGGCGGATGCCGCCGTTGCACGCGGGGACGTGGTGACGGTTGATGGCGATACGTTCACACTCTCCACTCTCACGAGCAACGCCGCGGTCTGCATCGAGCAGGTGTGACATGGCCGACCGTGGAACAGCAACCTTCGTCCCTTCGTCGGCGTTCAACGTCGCGACCGACTACGACCCGATCGTCCGCGGTTCTGGCGGCGATCCGGTGGACCCGAAACGGTACCTCCTGACAGGCGCCGGCTGGGTACCCATCCAGTAACTGTGTATCACTGGTGGATACGTAACCTCTTGCATAACGTATCCACCAGTGACACAGTAAAGGGCATGACCATGAACATCACCACCCACCCCAACCCGGTCGGTGCACTCCACCTCGACGACGACACCGAATGCGCCCACGACGGCACATGCGGGCGCAGCGTCTACTGGGTCGGCGGGGCACCCCTCCACGAGTTCCCTACACTGGCCGAGTGACCAGGCCCCCCGGGTACGTCCCCCCGAAACATCAGAAGGTCATCCACCGTGCACAACAGGCACAGGAGACCGCTGACCGGGCGTTCCGGGACGCGATCCGTGCAGCCCACCATGATGGTGCGTCGATCCGTGAGCTCGCGAAGATCGCCGGGGTAGCACCCAACACGATCCGCCGCATACTCGACGCCTAACCCCGTCCAACCCTCAAGCCTCCGCATCGTCGGGGGCTTTTCTCATGTGCCCCGGAGGTAGCAGATGCCGACCTACACCAACGGGTACATCCCCGAAAACCTGCTAGTCATCTTCAAACGCGGGTGGAGCAAGATCGACGGCGACTGGTACTGGGGACTTCCCCCCGCCACCTACGCGAGACACCTCGCCCTCGTCGCACTCGCCCGCAAACGCAACCCCAACGTCACGCTGACCCCCACAGCCGGGTTCTCCTGCTACCGGCCCTACTGGGCGCAAGTCATCGCACAGAAAGTGTGGGGCCTCGGGGCCGCAACCCCAGGCACCTCCTCCCACGGCGGGTACTGGGAGCGCCGGCAAACACTCGCGATCGACTACCACAACTGGGGTCAGGTCTACGGGTGGAATCAGGCGGCATGGTTCGCTGACGTCCGCGCGGTCGGACTCACCCCGGGAATGATTATGCGTTCCCGCGGCTACCCCGACGAACCGTGGCACGTCATCGACCTTGACCCGTGGGGTCCGGTGCCGGCCTTCGCTGGTGTCTTCACACCGTTCGTCGGCACCCAACCAATCATCGAGGAGGAGGCCGACATGCCCCTATACATTCGCAACACGGCCCGCGGCGACTACGCCGTGCAGCCGGGCGTCGTGAAGCACATCGCCAACCAGAACGTGCTCAACATTCTCATGGCGGCGAACCCTGCCGCGGTGAAGCGTGTCGACGTCACAGACGGGAACCTTGACGCCGTGCTCGGCGGCATCGGTGGCATCAGCCCGGCCGAGATTGCAGCTCTGCCCGCGGACGGGCTCTGGGTGTCGGGACAGATCACGTCGAACCCGACCCTCGACTACGGAAGCTCACGGCCGACGCAGGAAGTCGTGCTGCGCTCCATCGACGCGAAGGTTGACACGCTTCTCGGTGAGGACGCAGCGGCCGAGGTTGAGGCGCGTCTCCGTGACGAGTTCGGAGCGATCCCCGGCGCAGTCCGCGACGAGTTCAAGAAGCGTCCTCTCTCGTGACCATCGCCACCGCTGCCACAGACCCAGGGCTCTGGGAGTCGGTACCACCCGCGGTATGGGGAACGCTCGGCATCCTCGGCGCCGCACTCCTCACCGCTGCCGGTGCCGTCTTCGGCACGTGGCTGACAAACAGACGCAACGCAAAAGTCGACGCCGGCCAACTCGCACTCACCTACGCCCAAGGTTTGCGGGACGACGTGAAGAAGCTCGAGGACCGTGTGACGACGTTGGAGAACGAACGGAACGCGTACCGCTCCCACGCGCATGTCCTCCACGAGTGGGGCGGGTATGTGGAGACATCAGACCGTCCACGCCCTATCTGGCCGGTGAACCTTCCCCGATGAGCAACCTACTTAGGAGAACCCATGTCTGACATTCCCAACGCCTCACAGCTCGGCGTGATCGTGAAGAACGCGAAGGCACGCGCAGCCATCTACGGCACCTACGTGGTCGCCATCATCGTGGCCGGCGCCGCACAGGTCGCATACGCGTCACTCGAGCTCGGCCAGCCCGACATCCTTGTTGCGGCTGTTGCGGTCCTCGCATACCTGGGTGTCCCTGTCGGCACCCTCGCTGTCGCGAACACCAACAGCAGCGCCGCTTGATCCGGTTCACGCCCTTCAAGGGCAACTCGATCCGCCTCGCCTTCGGGTTCCTGTTCCCCTGGTTCTAAACACAAACGCCCCCGGGCCTGTCACTTCGGTGTCAGGTCCGGGGGCGCTTTCTGCGTTAGTACTGGAACGGTATCGTCCGCCAGTACACGAGTCGCAGGTGTGAGCAAGGGCCGGGGGAATCACACGGGGAGTCGTCGTCAGCATGGTAGGGGATACCTGGGGGTGTGACTTCGGTGGCCGGTGTGATGGTGGGGCGGGGCGTGTCCATACCCGTGGGAGGACGGTAAACGCTCCCCTGATACATCACCGCTTGGATCTTTGGTGCCCGGTCTTCTCACCCCAGTCCGCGATGGCACCACCACCGGGACCGTGAGCGGCGAGGAACGCCATGTGTACCCGGTAGCAGGCATCCCGCAACGTGACAGCCCATCCGATCACATCACCGTGGCGCATCACCTTGTAGCGGAGTTCGGTCCCGTTCATCACCCGGCGCAGTTCGATACGCCCGTACTCGGTCCCGTCTGGGGCAACCATCCGCCACACACCGGTCGGACCCTCGACGGCCGCTTCGATAGGGTGCCAGTCCGCCATGAAGTGAGACTACCCGCGCACCTTGTTATCGGATGCGATAACACCGGTGGCGGTTTAGTGGCTGTTTTCAGAGACTACTTGTGACTCCCTGTGGCTACTCGCCCGCAGAATCGCGGCGAACGGTAGAGGGAAGTAGCGGCAGGTAACCGCGACTGCATACCAGACTGCTTAGCGGTCAGGTGAGTTGCTTGAGTGACCGGACGTTGGCGAGGGTTCCGCCGATGACGTCAGCCATCTGGATGTGTGCTTCGGGGACGAGGTGTCCGTACACGTTGACGGTGGTTTGGATGGATTCGTGGCCGAGGCGTGACTGTACGTAGGGGAGTGGTGTTCCTGCTGCGATGAGCCAGGATGCGTGGGAGTGGCGTAGGTCGTGTGGGGTTGGCCGGCGCGTCAACGGGACAAGCCCCGCCGCTTCACACAGTTCCACGTCCATCGCGTTGACTACGGCGGGGTTCCATACCCGGTCGCGGAACATCTGGTTGCTGATGCGACGGTGGAGGACACGGGTGGCGAACACGAGCTCGTTGGTTGCCCCCTTCTCACCCATCGCGGCCACCGCGTCAGGCTGGATGCTGATCGTCCTGCGTGCCTTCGACGACTTCGGGTGCTTCAGGACGGGTGTGTTCGTCTCAGACTTCTTCCACGCCTTATCAATACGGACCACGGCGGGTGTGACTCGAGTGTTCACGTCACCCCATGTGAGGGCGGTCGCTTCACCCCAACGGCATCCGGTGGACGCGAGGAACAACACGAACCCTTGGTAGTAGTCCTGGGTGAAGTAGAGGAGTGTGGTGAACTCCTCCGGTGACAGGAACACGCCCTCTCGTTTCACACCCTTGGACAGTCGGGTTTTGTGTGCGGGGTTGTCTTCCCGGATCTTCTCGGACACTGCGGAGCTGAGTACTGCGGAGAGGATGCCGTGGTAGTTGCGGATTGTCTTCGCCGCCACAACCCGACCACCCCCTCGGCGGGCGGGTTGTGCTTCCTGCCAGGCGAGCCAGCGGCCGACGTCGGCGCGTTGGATGGCGTCTACGGGGAAGTCTCCGAGGATGCGCAGGAACGAGTTGTTCGCAGCCCGTTCGTAGCCTTTGCGGGTGCCGGGCTCCACGCCCGTCAGAAGCCCGCTGGCAGGGTCGAGGTAACGGGCGGTCCAGGCGCGGAGTGTTACCGCCGCAGACGTGCCCTCAGCGCGTCGTGCGAGCACATCCCGGGCAGCCTTCCCGCCTGCGGTCTTCACCAGTCGGGCGAACTCCGCGGCGGCCTTCTCGTTCTCGAAGGTCTCCTGTTTCACCCTGCCGTCGATGCGGAACTGCACCCGCCACGAGACGGTGCCGTCACTGTTCTTCCGCGGTGACGGCTTAGGCATCGGGAGACCTGTCGGCGGCGCGGCGTCGCATGCCGGCGAGGCAGGCGCCTATGTAGCGACGGTCTTCCGGTGAGCCGGGGCTTCCGACCGTATGCCGGTAATGCAGAGCCATGAGCCTGTCGGGGTCGTAGTAGCTCTCCTCCATCCTGCGGAGGAGTGACCGGTGCTTCTCGCGCCAGTAGTTCGCTTCACGCGCCCAGTGTGCCGCGTCGCCCTCGGGAAGCTTCGCGACGGCGATGGCGTCCTCTTCGTGGACCCATCTACCTCCCCGCTGGCCGAACGGCGTGTTGACCACCCACATGCCGTCCTCTTCGGTGACGGCGACCCCCTCGGGGAGTCCGCCCAACGCCTCGCTCATTACTCACTCCCCTCGGAGGAGGACCAAGGAGCGTAAACGTATGTGGTCTGCGTATCCTTCGTGACGAGGAGCACGTGTTGCTCACGGGATCGGAGGCAGTCGTCGCAGACGTTCACCGTGATCGAGATGGAGCTACGCATTGGGTCGAATACTGTTGATCCGTAGTGTCCCTGCGAGTAGAACGTGGTGGCGCCGTACGGTTGTCGCTCGCCGTCGAACACTGCGTCGGGCACCTTGCCGCAAGCGATGCACGGGAGTGGCTTCACGGCTTCGGTAGGATCTGTCATGTCGAACTCCTTGTTAGTTCGTCCATTGCCCCGGCCTGTCGCTAGCAGGTGCGGGGCTCTTTTGTGGGTGGTACTCACCTACAGATTAACAGGGATGTAGGCCTAGATGTAGGCATGGAACGAGAAAAGCCCGGAATTCCGCAGAATTCCGGGCTTTTCATGAGGGTGAGTAACGGGACTCGAACCAGTTACGCACCGTCCGTGTGAATGGGCAACTTCCGCGGAATTACGCGGGAAACCGGGGTCTCGGGTCATCCCACGCCTATGCAGAAATATGCAGGTTTGATGGGCCATATGTAGGCACGCCTACGTCTCTCCGGCTCGTTCCAGC